ATAATGGCTATATTTAAATATACTCTTCCGAGCGGTAACGAATTTGAGTTAATTACTCCTGGTGGATACACCCAGGCACAAGCTGACCTGTTGTTTTACAGTCAGGTGGTAGCCGGAAGTCTTGTAGGGTACAGTGTTGGACAAACATTGACCAGTGTCCAAACACGATTGACTAATTTTGAATTAAGTCGTTTAGAAAGAGATACTGCCGGAGTTGACCGTGTGACTATTTTATCAATTGTCACTGGTGAAATCGCCCTGTCAATACCTTCGTTGGCAAACACACCTTTACAAACTCCAATAACTGCGGCAGATTATGCAATGACCGGACCGGTCACCGGGGTAGGACCATTATCACCAGAAGAAGTACAGGCGTTGATTACAACCACAGAAGTATATGTTGATCAACCACCAGACACTATTACCGATACTGGTATTGGCACTTATAATCTCACACCACAGTCTTTAGAAAAAACAGGATATCTAAAACCAGGCACCAGCAATTATCCTGACTTTGCTTGTGTAATCGGTACGCCTAGCATATGGACTGGCAAGGATGGAGTAACCTCAGTGGCCGGTATACTAGATGATCCAGCACTACAAACTCGGATACAAAATGGAGTCCTGCAACTTAACTACGAGTCGTTAACTGCCAGCGGAACTATCCAAACCCAAAACTCGGCTCCTGCAAGTACCAGCACAGGACAAATCTACGGCGCTACAGGATTAACAGGATTGACCGCAGCTAGTTTAGTATCTGGAACTGCAGCACTTGGTAGCAATTTTAATAACCTTATTACTTCATCATTTTCGGGAGTTACTTCTCTGACCAACTCTATAACCGGCCAGGTGCCAGCCTCAGTCAGTAGTTTATTATCAACTCCAATTAATAATATATCAACTATTGCCAATGGTGCAGTTAACAGCGTAACGCAGGGAGTTGCTAATTTAACTGCCGAGGCCACCTCTGCAGCCAATCAATTAATAAAAGAATCGGTTGGTGCAGTAGTTAATAACGCTACTCAATTTACTGCGCCGGTAGCCGCCGCTTGGGCACAAGGTAGTGCATTGTTAAATAGTACGCTAGGGGAGGCCCAAGGAGTATTAAACAGTGCCTTAGGACAAGCTCAAGGTTTGTTAACTGGAGCCATTGGTAGTGCCCAGGGATATGCCACCAATGCCCTGGGCAGTTTATCCGGCATAGCCACAGGCGCCCTAGGATCGTTAGGAACTCAAGCACAAGCCTTGCTAGGCAATCTTGGTAGTAGTCTAGACATATTTGGAAAAATGTCAAGCTTCAGTGTAGACTTTAGTTTGTTTAGTTCAGACAGTTTAGTATCAGCAACTAAGGTAGCCGCAGGATTTAGTAATACGGTTAACCGCCAGACAGTAGATGCTGCAGTGGCAAGAATATTAGGAAATGCTAAAATTCCTGCACCTAGTTTTGAATTTCCTAGTGCTCTTACTGCTGGAATTAACGCCGATATTTTACAGGCACAGAAAAAATTATCTGAGCTCAAACCACAATTTATAGGATAGAGTAAATACAATATGACTACCTTCGTTGGATTTAGTACTATTGATCAATTCAAAAAGTTTACATTGGTAGACTTTGAGTTAATTAAACGCGATCTATTAAACGCTTTTAATATTCGACAGGGAGAACTTGTTGGTCGCCCTGGCTACGGCACCTCTATCTATGACAATGTGTTTGAAAATCAAACACAAGAGACCGAACGTGCCCTAACCACGGAAATACAGCGAGTTGTTGGTGGTGATCCTAGAATACAAATCACACAGCTAGATATATTTCCGCAAGAACACGGCATACTGATTCAACTAGAAATTGCTGTAATTCCCGGACAGACCGCTACTCTGCTGTCAGTATTTTTTGATCAACAAACTCGCCGTGCCAGTTATATCTAGTTAAACTACCCACTTTATTCTAACCATAAATAATACAACGACGGAATAAACATGGCCACAACCACAAGACAAACAGCTATATTTGGTGTTGAAGATTGGAAACGAATCTATCAAACCTACCGCGAAGCTGACTTTCAAAGTTACGATTTTGAAACCTTACGCAAGAGTTTTGTGGATTATTTGCGACTTTATTATCCAGAAACATTTAATGACTACATTGAGTCCAGTGAATTTATTGCCTTACTCGATGTCATGGCCTTTATGGGTCAAGCATTGGCGTTCCGCACGGATTTAAACACACGCGAAAATTATTTAGACACAGCCGAACGCAGAGATAGCGTAGTTAAACTTGCACAATTAGTGAGTTATACTCCTAAGCGTAATACAGAGGCCAGTGGTTATTTAAAAGTATTCAGTGTTAAAACTACAGAAAATGTTTTAGATTATAATGGAGTTAATTTGGCCAGCATTACAGTGAATTGGGCTGATCCCAGCAACTTTGATTGGCAAGAACAATTTACGGCCATTGTCAATGCCAGTTTATTAAACACACAACGTATAGGTAGACCAGCCAACAATCAAATAATCTTAGGGGTAGACACCAGCGAATATGCTATTAATTTAGTTCCTGGATATATTCCAGTGATTCCATACACTGCTACGGTTGACGGAGTCAACATGCCATTTGAAGCGGTTAACGCTAGTTCAATTGGTCGGAGTTATGTGTATGAACCTCGCCCGTTGCCCAACGGGCAGTTCAATGTATTGTTCCGTAATGATCAATTGGGTTTTGCCAGCGCCAATACTGGTTATTTCTTTTTGTTCAAACAAGGTGTGTTACAAAATCAAGATTTTAATTTGCCAGAGCGTATCAGTAATCGTTCCGTAGACATCAACATCGAAGGGGTTAACAATGAAGATGTTTGGTTATACCAACTTGACAATTTAGGAAATGTAACTAGAGAATGGATCAAAACCGATAATGTATATGGCCGCGGTTGAACAACTAACTCCGGGTTCTCGTACTATATATTCAGTGACCAGCCGCACCAATGATCAGATTACATTAAACTTTGGTGATGGCGTTTTTTCCACCATCCCAGTTGGAACTTTCCGTAATTATGTTCGTGCCAGTAATGGATTACAATATATTATTAATCCAGAAGAAATGCAAAACATTCAAGTTCCTATTGCGTATGTTAGTCGAACTGGACAAATTGAGACTATCACATTTACTTGCGGTATCACACAACCTGTAAGTAATAGCCAGGCACGTGAGACCATTCAAGAAATTAAACAACGAGCACCTGCACGTTATTACACACAAGATCGCATGGTCAATGGCGAAGATTACAATAACTTTCCATTCACCGCCTACAATAGTATTTTAAAAAGTAAGGCCTTAAATCGTGCCAGCATTGGCACCAGCCGATATCTTGATCTAGTAGACAACACCGGAAAATATTCCAGCACAAATATTTTTGCCAGCGATGGTGCCTTGTATGAAGCTAATAATTTGCCAGCCTTTCAATTTACCTGGCTAACCAATAATGACATTGCTGACGTAATAGCTAATAGTATTCAACCGGTGATCGGCGAAGATGGTGCCAGACAATTTTATTATGCCAACTACACTCGTCCTGACCTAACAGTGTTAAATATTACCTGGAACCAAAGCACTACACAATTGAATGAAACTACAGGCTATTTTCAAAATTCATTGGAAAATCCAGTATCCATCGGCACATATTCTAGCAATAACACCAAGTATATTGAAGTTGGGTCTTTGGTAAAATTTATAGCTCCTACCGGTTATTTCTTTGATAAAGACAATCAATTAGTGGCTGGAGTTCCCATAAGAGCCAATGAAAAATATGCGATCTGGGCAAGTCCAACTGCCGTTTATGTCGATGGCACCAATCAAGGGCTGGGCAATTTTACCAATGGGTTAGGACCGGTGGTACTTAACAACTTTGTTCCTACCGGAGCTATTGCCACCCAGGTTATTCCCCTGTTTACCACAGATTTTACCACAACATTTGCACAAAGCATCACTGAGCAAATTCGATTAAATCGTAATTTTGGTCTGGGCTATAATAATCTGACCGCCACATGGTATTTGATCAATAGTACCAATCTTGATGTGAATGCTGATTTTAGCCTTGCCAATGCACAATCAACCGCCGGAGTCAACAGTGATGCTTCGTGGTTTATACAGGCTACCACGGACGGATCAACATATACTGTGGTTAGTCGTAGTTTGGACTATTACTTTGGCAGCGTATTAGAAACTAGATTTTTCTTTTTTACCAATCAAAAGATCTATGACAGTCGCACCGGCACAGTGATCAGCGATTTTGTTAACATATTAAAAACCAACAGCAAGCCCGATAATAATACTCCACTCGAAGGCGATACTCGAGTACGGATCATTGGGCAACCAGTAGAAAGCGACGGGTATGTTGATGATTTTCAGGTCATAGTTGGATTTGAGGACAATGATGCCGATGGTGTTCCTGACAATCCAGATTTTTTTAATGACATTGTAGCGCCCGGCGTGAATAGTAATTTAAAATTGGTATTCCTACAACAAACTGTGGACTTTGATAATCTTCAACGCTATTTGTTAGTTGAACAAGGTGTAGTCAACAGCGACTATGCTACACAGGCCGCGATTGAACTGGACAAGGCCGAATACTCCAACGGTCAAGTATTTTACGCCTACAACCCAACCAGCGCCACTAGCAACATTGATTACAGTGCTGGCCTGTTTTATCAACTGACCTTGAATAACGATTTAACAAGAACTGTAGATCCTGTCACTGGTTGGATTGCTCGAGTTGGCCGTCAAGATTTATACTTCCAATATCGACATAATAGCCCATTAACAAGTCGGCTCGATCCCGGAACTACTAATATCATTGACCTTTATATTGTAACCTTGACTTATTATGTCGCATATCAAAATTGGATTAAAGATTCAACCGGCACGGTACCCGAACCAACTCCGCCTACATTAGATGAACTCACTACCGAATATGCCGGTCTCCAAGATTATAAAATGATCTCTGACAATATGATTTTAAACACTGTACAATTTAAACCGTTATTTGGAGCCAAGGCAGCAGAAGAATTACGGGCAATTATCAAGGTAATTCCTGCTGCCGGAACCACAACCAGCACAAGCGAGATTAAAAATTTAGTAGTGGCCAATATGGATGCTTATTTTAGTTTAGACAAATGGGATTTTGGGGCTACATTTTATTTTAGCGAATTGGCTGCCTATATCCACAGTCAAATTGGCAGCATTGTAAGTAGTGTGGTGTTGGTGCCTCTTAACCCACAAAAGTCATTTGGCGACTTGTATGAAATACGGTCGGCACCGAATCAAATTTTTGTTAACGCGGCCACGGTGAATGATATTCAGGTTATACAGGCCTTGACCAGTACAAATATTCGGACAGCACCTGGTAGCGGAGTAATTTAATGGCAAGAGTTCGCACAGTTGACTTTCTGCCAGAAATATTTCAAACACCGGTCAACAGACAATTTCTAGCAGCCACCCTAGACCAACTGGTCCAAGAACCTGAATTTAAAAAGACACAAGGCTATGTAGGCCGCAAGGTGGGCCCCGGCGTTAATCCAGAAGATCGATATGTAATTGAGCCAACGGCCAGTCGTACCAATTATCAACTAGAACCGGGCGTGGTAGAAATCAATCCTGAAAACAGCAAAGAAATTGTTGATGCTATTACCTATCCAGGAATTACTGACGCATTAAAATTACAGGGTGCTGATACCAGTAAGGCCGATCGTTTATATACTAGCGAATATTATGCATTTGATCCGTTTGTAGATTTTGACAAGTTTACAAACTTTGCCCAATACTATTGGTTACCCTCGGGGCCACTAAGTGTTGATGTGTCAGCAACAGCTATTCCATTGACTGACGATTTTACGGTGACTCGGGCCAACGGAGTTTATGCATTTAGTGGAGTTACTGGTAACAACCCAATTATAACTCTAGTACGTGGCGGCAATTATAATTTTAATGTTGCACAAAATGCCACAGAAACTGTAAACTTCCGAGTGAGCAATAGTGGTAGTTCATCTTACATCATTGACTATCAACCAAACCCAACGTTAATATTGGTTCGCGGCAATACCTATGTATTTAATTTAAATTTAACTGGTGTTTACCCATTTTATATCAAGACCATTGCCAGTCTAGGAAACATTAATACCTATGATACTGGGGTGCTTCGTAACGGGGCTACCACAGGAATTATTACATTTACTGTTCCTCAAGACGCGCCCGATACTCTATACTATTCCAGTGCCAATGAATATAATTTGCAGGGACAAATTAATATTGTCAATGCTACCCCCGGAACAGGCCCTGGGTTTTGGATTCAAACAGATCCTGGAGTTGCCGGACGTTTACCGTATGCACCAAACATCAGCAGTCGTGATGTGTTTGGGGTTCTCAACAATGGAGAAGATCTTGGCACCGTTACCTTTGATGTGCCCGACAAGGACGCACAAAGTTTTTATTATAGTTTAAACACAATTGGCAATATTTCAGGCAAGCCGTCAGGCACGGTAGATCTTGTAACTACTCTTGATTTTGATCAAATTAATAATCAATTTGTTACTCCGTTTTTAGATGTCACAGGCGGAATCGATGGCATAACATCATTAGATGGCCGCACTGTAGTTTTTTTAAATCAAAATCAAGATCCCGAAGCCGGCGGATGGCAAGTTACCACACAGTTTGACCCGTTGTTACAAACATCATTTGCAAATATTGGTGGAACAAAGTCCGGAACAGTAGTTAATCAAACTTATAGTTCTATTACTCCAACCACTGTAACCGGTAGTGGCACTGGGTTGATTGTTAACGTAAAACTTTTGTCTAACAGTGTAGTATATTCAAACTCAACTACATCTATTACTGTAGTTGATTCTGGAACAGGGTATACTGTCGGGGATACTATAAAGATTCCTGGGAATTTATTAGGAGGCACAACCCCTGTTAACGATTTAACTTTTAAAGTTGTTGTAGTATCAGAAAATAATACACCTGGATCATTTGATTCAATATTGTTTGATCAGACCACCTATCTTCCGCAAGATCAATATTACGATGTCTGGCAAATACAGTATAAAACTGATACTGATGGTCAGCAATTTATGTTGTTAAACAATGTATTGTCAGTTAGCAATTTAGAAAAATTTAATATTCTATTTGGTACCGAGTATTCCAGCACTAGCTGGTATAAAAATGCTTCTGGATTCTTTGAAGAAATTCCGTTATTAACAGCTATCAAAGATGTGCTGTATTATCAAGACGGCACCGACCCTGAAATTTTTGGGCAGATTCGTCTTGTCAATCCTGAAAATAATGCCACAATCAACATTGACGAAATTATTGGTAAAGCCAACTATACCGCACCAAATGGCGTAGTATTCACTAATGGATTAAAAGTTGTATTTCGAGGCAATGTAATTCCTGCCAGTTATGCTGGCAATGAATACTATGTTGAGGGAGTCGGAACAGCAATCACATTATTGCCTGTGAGTAATTTTATCACACCGGAAACATATACACAAAGTTCTACAGTACCATATGACAGCACTCCTTTTGATGTGGGTAACTTTGATGCAACATTAAATGCGCCAATCATTCAAGATTATCTCACAATCAATCGTGCAGGAAAAGATCTCAATCCATGGACCCGTAGTAACCGTTGGTTCCATATTGATGTAATTAATGCGTCGGCAGCCTACAATGATACTGTAGCCGTAGTTGACAATTTGCAGCGTGGGCGCAGGCCTATTTTAGAATTCCGTGCCGGCACAAAATTATATGATTTTGGTACTGACGCCATAGCACCGGTTGATATTATTGATTTTAATGTTAGTGATGCACTTAGTGTCGTAAATGGATCTTTAGGGTATGGAGTAGATGGATATACATTTATTGATGGGACCACTGTTATTTTTGCTGCAGATACTGATCCAGACGTTAGAAATCAAGTTTACCAGGTTGAATTCATTACACCCGATACTGTACCTCCGTTGATGCTAGAGCCGGTGATCAATCTCACACCAGTGTATTCAACTGCAATAAAATTTGATCAAACCGTGGTATGCCTCAGCGGAGATACCTTGCAAGGACTGAGTTTTTACTTTGATGGAGTTGAGTGGATCAGTGCTCAGCAAAAAACAAAAACAAACCAAGCGCCGTTGTTTAATGTCTATGACAACGATGGTATAAGTTTTGGCTATAAACCCAAATATCCTAGTTCAACATTTGCGGGCAGCAAGTTATTCAGTTATGCTACCCCCAGCACTGCCGCCGAAACCACAATCACCAGCACACTTAACGATCCTGTGCTAGGTTTTCAACTAACCTACCTTAGTTTAACTAATGTAGGAGATATTGTATTTGACAATAATCTTTACAAAGATACATTTGTGTATGCACCAGAGTCGGTTGGCACTACTGTAGCGATCAGCACAGGATTTGTACGAGAATACAGCGATCGTGTTACCTATTCTCGAGAAATTGGTTGGCAAACTGCGGCGACCAAGAGTCGTGCCAGACAACAGTTTCAATTTACCTATGACGGTAAACCTTTG